TTAATTTTTACTGAGGGGAAATAATGGCTATTAAGCTGAAAAATACCGGCAGTCTTGCTGAAAATGGGGTGAAGCTGCTGGTCTACGGTGCCGCTGGTGCTGGTAAGACTACCCTGATTAAGACGCTCCCGAACGTGATTGTGCTGAGTGCCGAGGGTGGTTTGTTGTCCATCCAGGATGCCAACCTACCATATTTGGAAATCGGCAGCATGGAGGATTTGCGCGAAGCCTTCACTTGGTGCAAGGAAAGCAAGGAGGCCGCAGGCTTTGAGTCAGTCGTTTTGGACTCAATCAGTGAAGTGGCCGAGGTGGTGCTGCACGAGGAATTGAAGAAACAAAAGGATGGTCGGGCGGCATATGGTGAGATGAACACCACGATGGCGGACTTGATCCGCGCTTTCCGAGACCTGCCCGGCAAGCACGTTTTCATGACCGCCAAGCTGGAGAAAAGCGCCGACGAAATGGGTCGGATTCTTTATAACCCCGGAATGCCGGGCAAGTCACTCACTCAGGGCTTGCCCTACTTCTTTGATGAAGTGCTGGCGCTGCGGGTCGAGAAGGATGCCGAGGGCACGACACAACGGGCGCTGATGTGCGACTCGGACGGGCTGTGGCTGGCCAAGGATCGTTCCGGCAAGCTGGAGGCATGGGAAGCACCGGATCTCGGTGCCATCATTGCCAAGATCGCGGGGAAGAAATGAGCGACCTTAAAAGTCTCAGTGCCGAGTGGCTGGTCTGCAAATACGCAGAGGAAAAGGCCACGACCGATCGCCGCAAGATTGAAGATCAGATGGTCAAGCTGCTGGCTATTCCGCCTGACTTTGAGAGCACCGAGACCGCCGAGCCGGAAGGCTTTGTGGTCAAAGTCTCGGGCCGCATCGACCGCAAAGTTGATTCGGAAAAGCTGCAAGAGCTGGCCGCTGAAGCCGGATTGTCTGAGCATCTTGCCAAGCTGTTCCGCTGGAAGCCAGAAATCAACATGGCGATCTGGAAAGCAGCAGATGAAGCAATCACTCGCCCGTTAGCAGCAGCAATCACGGCCAAGCCTGGCCGCCCGTCTTTTAAAATCACTTTCAAGGATTAACAACATGGCTTTTTTAACCGAAGAATTCAACGTCAACGAACTGCCGCAAGGAAAAGGCAACTTTGATCCGCTGCCTGCTGGCTGGTATTCCGCCACCATCTCGCAAAGTGAACTCAAGGACACCAAGGCCGGGAACGGTCAATACATCAAATTGAGGTATGACATCACCGGCCCGACGCACCAGGGCCGGGTCGTTTTCGGCAATCTCAACATCAAGAATCAGAATCCGAAAGCAGAAGAAATCGGACGGGCGCAGTTGGGCGACATCATGCGTGCCATTGGCCTGGCCAAGGTCACTGACACCGATCAGCTCATTGGCGGCGAGATCGTGATCAAGTTGGAGATCAAACAGGACGAGACTTACGGGGCTTCCAACGAAGTCAAGGGCTTTAAGTCTGCCTCTGGCAGTCCGGCACCGGCTGCTGCGGTGATCCCTGCCACGGCAAAGTCACCTGCTGCTGCTGCACCCACCAAGGCCGCGCCGCCCTGGGCTAAAAAGTAAGACAAAAAAAGCCCCGGTCTGGAATATAGGCCGGGGCAATTGGAGACGATATGCAAATTCCTGAATCAGAGCATAACATTCAAAGCCTGATCGACAAGCACCACGAAGGCCAGTCCGAGGTGCCTCGTTCCCATCTTGGCGCCAGCACGCTCGGCCATGTTTGCGACCGCTGGCTGTGGCTGTCTTTCCGATGGGCGGTGCAGCCGAGCTTCCCGGGCCGCATCCTCCGCCTGTTTCGTCGGGGCCGTGAGGAAGAAGTTAATATTATCAACGATTTGCGTGCCATCGGGATGGATGTTCGGAAAGTATCGAGCCAGCATCGGGTGGACTTTGGAAGCCATGTGTCTGGTAGCCTCGATGCCATTATTGACTCTGGCGTGCCGGAAGCGCCAAGGTCAAAGCATATTGCTGAGTTCAAGACTGCATCAAAAAAGGCATTTGATGATCTGGTCAAACAGGGCGTGGAGAAGTCCAAGCCAGAGCATTTTGTCCAGATGCAGGTCTACATGGCCGGAACCAAGATAGACCGCGCCCTGTATCTGACCGTCTGCAAAGATGATGACCGCATTCACACCGAGAGAATCAAATACGACAAGGCTGTGGCAACCAAGGCCATCGAGCGCGGCAAGCGCATCGCCCTGGCTGACCGGATGCCGGAGCCGATTAATTCAGATCCGAGCTGGTATCAGTGCAAATTCTGCGATGCGCACGACTTCTGCCACCAGTCCAAGACCACGAAACACGTCAACTGCCGCACCTGCGCCCATGCCACAGCATTGCAGGATTCAACATGGCATTGCGCCAGATGGGATGCTGTAATCCCATATGATACCCAGAAAGAAGGCTGCGAATCTCACGTTCTGCATCCTGACCTGGTGCCGTGGAAGCGCAAGGATGGGCCGGATGAGTGGACAGCAATCTATGAAATCAATGGGGTCGATCTGGCAAACGGAGAGGGCGACGCGAATGTTTACACCAGCAAGGAACTGCTGGCTAACCCTGCTGCCTGCGCTGGTGGTGATCCGTTCGTGGCTGAGTTGCGGCAGGAATTTGATGGGAGGATTGTGGCATGAGGGTTCTAGTCGCCTGTGAGTTTTCCGGCATTGTTCGTCGTGCCTTTGCAGCGCGTGGGCATGAGGCTTGGTCATGCGATCTGTTGCCGTCAGATGACCGCACTGATTTTCACATCGTAGGCGATGCCAGAGACATTTTGAATGACGGCTGGGATTTGCTGATGGTGGCGCATCCACCCTGCACTAGGTTATGCAATTCAGGGGTGCGCTGGCTGGCAGAGCGCAATCTGTGGCCTGAACTTAAGGATGCTGCCGACTTGTTTTCTGCGTTTTGGAATGCGCCCATTGAGCGCATCTGCGTAGAGAATCCGGTCATGCACAAGCACGCAAAGGCACTCATCCATAATTATCTGGCGCCAGCGCAATCAGTGCAGCCGTGGCAGTTTGGGCATGGCGAAACGAAGCGCACTTGTTTATGGCTGAAGAACCTGCCGAAACTAACTCCGACCAATATCGTCGATGGCCGCGAGGCTCGTGTGCATCGGATGCCTCCAGGACCAAACCGCTGGCGGGAGCGTTCGCGGTTTTTCCCCGGCATTGCTGATGCGATGGCCGATCAATGGGGTGGTCTTTGATGCTCCGTGAATACCAACAACGCACCATCGACCAGCTCTACGCATGGTTTGAGGCTGGCAATGCTGGCAATCCCTGCCTGGTGCTGCCGACCGGCTCAGGCAAGAGTCACATCGTGGCTGCGCTGTGCAAGGATGCTGTCCAGAACTGGCCCGAAACTGTTGTGCTGATGCTCACCCATGTCAAAGAATTGATCGAGCAGAACGCCGAGAAAATGCGCCAGCATTGGCCGGGTGCGCCGTTGGGCATCTACAGCGCCAGCATCGGGCGCAAGGACTTGGGTGAGCCGATTACGTTTGCTGGTATCCAGTCTGTGCGAAATAAGGCAAAGCAGCTTGGTCATGTTGATCTGGTGATCATTGACGAGTGCCACCTAGTCAACCACAAAGACGAGGGCGGTTACCGCAAACTGCTGGGCGAGTTGAAAGACATCAATCCTCATATTCGGGTGATCGGTTTAACGGCCACACCATACCGCCTCGGACATGGCCTGATCACCGATGAGCCTGCCTTGTTTGATGCCCTGTTAGAGCCGGTCAGCATCGAGGAGCTGGTGTTTAAGGGCTACCTGGCCACGCTGCGGAGCAAGATCACCAAGGCCAAGCTGGACACGACAGGGGTGCATAAGCGCGGCGGGGAGTTCATTGAGTCAGAGTTGCAGGCGGCTGTTGATACGGATGACAAGAATCAGGCCGTGGTGCAGGAGGTCGTTGCATTAGCCGGTGATCGCAAGGCCTGGCTGGTGTTCTGCACTGGAGTCAAGCACGCGGAGCACGTTGCCGAAGTCCTGCGCCAGCATGGGGTAGCAACAGAATGCGTGCTGGGAGAAACTCCAAAAAAAGAACGTGAGCAAATAATTGCCGACTTTAAGGCTGGCCGAATCAAAGCATTAACAAATGCAAATGTTTTGACCACTGGATTTGATTACCCGGACATCGACCTAATTGCCATGCTGCGCCCGACCATGTCACCAGGGCTGTATGTCCAGATGGCTGGCCGGGGCATGAGGGTTAAGAGCCACACCGATCATTGTTTAGTTCTCGACTTTGCCGGTGTGGTTGAGGCGCATGGGCCGATCACTGCTGTTCAAACGCCAAAAAAGGGCGGGGATGGCAATGGCGAGGCACCGGTCAAGGTCTGCGACGAGTGTGGCGAGCTTGTCCATATCTCGGCAGCGGTCTGCCCGGCCTGCGGTGCAATGTTCCCTGAGCCGGTCAAGAAGGCACTGGTGCTGC